TTAGAATCAGTATCAGCAACAGAGGTTGCTTTAGAAACCAAAGTTGGAACCATTTTAAGGCGATCTGCGCCTGGAGCGTTTTCGTTTTTAGATCCATTTGCGTTATCGTATAAAGATGCATCTTGCAGTGAACTAATAAGTTCTTCTTTTACCTCAAAACCAACTGACTTTCCATCAGGTTGGTTTGTGTATTTAGAGACAATTAAAGTTTGTTCATCAGTAAATAAGAAGTGTCCTTTTTGGAAAATAACACCTGCCGAAGATTGAATACCAAAAGAATTACCAACATGATTTGTTTGAAGTGTCACGTTAATTGTTGCAACATTTAATTCTTCTAAATCTGTTCTTTCAGTCGCACCTTCATAAATACGCTTATTGATAGTAAGTAATTCACCAGCGTCGAACTGCGCTTTACCAGCTGTTTCAGTATTCAAATAGTTAATATAAAAAGTATTTAGATCTGGCGGACGAGTTTCAAAACCACGAGTAGCAGTAATGACCGATGCCTTAAGTCCTGTACTGCTTTCGAGTTCGTAAATCACGTCTACTGTTTTTTCGATGCCGCCGTCAGTAATTACTGCCGGTCCACTAATATAAGTCTCGACATCAAAACCTGTTTTATCTACAAGCTTTACGAATTGAAGACTATTCAAGTTAGTAAAGTTACATCCTTTGATAATACTACCTTCTTGGTAAATATTATCTCCGAATTGTTCGACCTGATTTTGAAGAATCGTTTGAAGTTGAGTTAGCTCTCTCGCCTGAACTGCGTAAGCTGGCTTAAACAGAATTTTATAAAACTGTTTTTCAACATCAAAGTCATCAAAATATGGTGCAATATTTAAGTCTGTATTAATAGGCATCTACTTTGTTTTCCTTAAATTTCCAAGACTAGCTTGTATTCTTCGCGAGAAGTTTCTGTTCTTGTGAGTGGAACAAAATCTTCCATAAAATACACTGTTCCAGATCGTTGGGTATATCTTGATTCAATAATATTATTTGCTACTGGTGTATTTATCTTTAATCTCTGACCCGTAGAATTGATTAGATCTTTAGTTGTGTCTAATGCAATATCATTATTTGCTGCATTTACGTAAGGACCCATATAACTGCATAAAAATACAGAATTAGAGCTCGCTCTAATTTCGTGAACTCTGCCTTCGAATACAGTATTATTATCTACGTCTACTTGTTTTACAATAGAATTAACTACAACTTTTCCATAATCATTTGTAATTACTTCAATTCTATTATCAAAAATTGTTGGCGAATCAGTAATTTGAGTGTTTGCAGGATCAGGAGTAAAAGTTGGATTTTTAAGAAGCCCAACAGCCGAATAGGTATTTGATTTACCAACTTGATTATTATCTGCTTCAGTAATATAACCATATAGCAAAACGTGGCGACAATGTAACTCGTCAATTAAGTTATAATTGTGTCCGCCTTTTGGAGCTAAAATTGGTCTTAATTCTGCTCTAATATCAATAGAGCCTCTATCATCAGGATTAAAATCAAACAAAGGATCTACAACAGTTGCTTCAATATTATTGTAATTAGAACCAGTATTAATTACTTCAATTGTTTTGATTTGTCCATCATCGCAATTTGGGATAGCCGTGCATCCAGATCCATCACCAGAAATCTTAATTGTTGGTAAAATTCTAACAGAAGATCCATTTATAATTCCGTCTGTTAAAGGATCTCCTTCTAATTTAAATCTTCCTCTGCCAGTACCTTGCTCAAAAGTATAAGTATCAATTTCATAAGCAAAAGATTCTTCTGTTCCTGAAATAGTAATATACGCAGTCATGCCAGAATAATAGTTACTAATTTCAGATAAGCCTTCTGCAGTAACAACAACCGTGCCATCGTTTTGAGCTGGCCCAAACACCGCAGCAGAATCAATATGAGTATAACCGTTGTTATCAATAAAGTTTTCAACAAAAATACTACTTACCGGAGAACCAGTAATTGCCGTATTAGCAGGATTTACATCAAATGATCCAGTTAATGGAATAAAACCAACAGCGTTATAAGCTTCAAATTCTTGCTCTGTAAGGTAATACATAAACTTCCACAAATAACCATCAGGCATTAAATATAATTGCTCATTTGTTTCAGCATTATAGTTAGGTGGAGTAGTGGAAGGAGCTCCGTTATTATTATTCAAACATTTATACACACGATAATCACCAGAGTCGTTGTTGTTTGGTTCAACTACTGCGTAAAAATTAGTTCCATCTAAATCTACTTTATCGTCATATTGTGTATAAACTGCATCCTTTTGCCAAGGATAAAATTTAATCATATATTTAATATCAGAGTTTAATACTTTTTTACCAAAAAGAATATTTTCTTTAAACTCATTTTTACTATATTGCGAATTTACGGCGTCGACAGTTGACAGCTCATCCAATGCAATAGAAGAGACAGCGAAATAAAATTCGTTGTTTGCAATATCATCATAGAACAAACGTAATGTGTCGTTCTTGAGTTTCGTTGTTAAGACTTCTGCCATTTCACACCTTGAGCTTTTTTAATATTTATAAACAGTTTTAACCGCGTCTACGAATGCGCGGTCTAGGATAAGTATGACCAGTCGTTGGACGTGGTCTAAAGTTTTTTTGTGGATAAGAATTTCCAGATTCTGGTCTTTGGTTAATCCAACGAAGAATTCTGTTTGGAGCACCTTGCAAACTTTGAACATCTGTTGGATCATCTGCTTCTGTGTCAAACATTAAATCAACGCCAGCGTTTTCAATAACCCAATCATGGGCTTCTGTTTGTGTCATGTTTGGCCATGATTCTGCTAAGCATGCTAACACACCTGCAACTTGAGGTCCGGCCATACTTGTACCCTGATATTTATCGAAGTTATAACCACTTAATCTTGGATCTGCAATGTCGCCTGCTTTTGCATGCACACTACTGTTGATTGCTTCGCCGGCTGCATAGATATCTACTTGGCTTCCACAATTACTAAATGCTGCTTTATCTTCATTGCTGTCATTACTAAGTGCACCAACGTTAATTACTGCAGCGTATCCAGCACCTGAAGCTGTACCACGATGTAGCCACCAAACATAATTCACTCCATTGAATGTCATATAATATTGGTTATTATAATCCTGATCTGAAGAGTTTACAGTTTTCCAATAATCATTTCCAGCTGATGCTACAATAATAATTCCATCATCGATAGCATCTTGAATATCTGCAAATCTTGATGTAGAATAATAAGGAATATCAATTCCAGTTACAGATCCACCGGTATAACATCCACGAGCTTCTAACTCTGATACAGTTAAATCTCTACCAGGATTATAATCAGCTCCTCTAAAATTAATTCGCGTAATATTACCAGAGTCGTAACCATTTGCTGAAACTGTTGCACCAGTTCTAAAAGAAGATCCATAACTGTTATTTGTAATAGTTGGATTTCTTCTTCCAGTCGCTGAATTAATTGGTTTACTATTATGCCAAGCCCTGATATAATCCCACATAAGGCTGCTGGAGAGGCTATTAGGATTTGTGCTGTATGGGCTTATGTTGTAAATATTAGCGTCTCTAGCCCATCCTTGGGTGTTACCAGCGACTGTTCCAGCGCAATGGCATCCATGATTATTGTCAGTTACATCCGCTGAGTTTGTATAAGAACCAGATCTGTCATAAACATATGTACCATTAGATCCGCCGGTAACTTGATTAGTTAAAGAAAACCAGTTAAATTGTACAACACGAGTACCGCCAGAACCGTCTGGATTAACCGCAAATTCTGGATGAGCAGGATCAATATGACCGTCAACAATTACAACATCAACATTTTTACCAGATGCGGTTATTGTTAGATCGTCGGTAATATTTGTAGTTCCACCATCGCCCCAATTACTTCTATTTGTAGCTTCGCTATGTCTTAACAAACCCCAGTTCACATCTGTAGCAGAGTCGCCCCATGCCTTATCAAAATCACCATTTGTAATTTTAAAAGACGGCTTTGTCGCAAGATCTAAAAGTTCTGCAGGTTCTACATCCCAAACTCTAGGATCTGCTCTAACCAATTCAACTTCTTCATCGGTGAGCATATAATGCGTGTTACGGCTGATCAGTCTTTTTTCTGATACTTCGACTTCTCTGTCAGGAATAAACAGATTGCCACCCGGCGTTTCCATATCTTCATAAAAAGATTCTAAATCTTCTTTACGATGAAGAGTAACAATCCACTCTCTGAGTTCCATTTTATTCCTCTAATTTTAAAAGGTTTAGAGTTACGGTAACATTATTTGTTGAACCAGATTTATTTGTTACAGCGATTTCTACGTTTGTACTTGCGTCATCTGTGTAACCAAGAATTGCAGGACCAAATTTTACTGTTTCAGCACCTGCAGTAATTACTTCTGCAATCACACCAGCGTCTGGCGCAGGATCTGAAGTTTCAGCTCTCGATCCATCTGCTGTTCTTGCTGCGCTACTAATATAAACTCTTACCCATGCTGCATGAGAAGTTTGAATTGAGTAAAGAGCATATCCTTTAAATCCATCAACAGTACCATTTGCAGTTGCTCCATTTGCCAAGCTTGAAGCTGTTGAAGATTTAGAAGCTCTTGATTGTAAAGAACCACCGCTTCCAACTTCATCAAAGTTAGCAAGTCTAATCCATGCTCCGCCATGCGCATAATAAGCTTTACCTGTGTCATGAACATGCGCAAACATTCCGTGATAATCGCCTGCTGCAGGTAAAGTATTTGCTGTGCTATAGACATTACTAAATAAAATTTTATTTGTACCCATGTCCAAGTCTGAACCGGTGACAAGATTAATAATTTCTGTATTAGACAAACCACCCGATCCAGATCCTACTGCATCGTTTATCCAAGCGTAATCTGTGCCGGTCCAAGATAAGATTTGATTATTAGATGCACCGCTAACATTTAAGTGTGCATCTACATCGGAAGTTGTAAATGAAATTGCAGCATTGGCAAAAGTTAAATTGCCATTACCATCTGTTGTTAATACTTGATTGTTAGAACCGTCGGTAATACCAAAGCTACCAATAAGTGTATTAGGTTTATCAGTAAGATCATCCCAGCTGCCAGAAAATTGCCCGTCGTAAAGTTCGTCAAAGTTGGAGACGATTTTAATCATGGCATTTCTAAGCGCATCACCGGTTCCGTCGTTGGCTGCTGTGCCGTAGTTAATAACTTGCTTTGCCATGTGAGCTCCTATTTAGTTTTATAGTTATTTATTTAACTGTTATCAGAAGTAATGTTTGTAGTATCAACAGAATAAACTACGCTATCTGCTCTCACTGTTTGATCGCCGACATCTTGATCAGGACCAACAACATCTGCACCACCAATGATATAATCGTCTTTTACTCTTAAAGAGAATTTATGTGTTAGTGTTGGGCCGGTTAGTTTATTATATTCAAAATTGCCAAACAGTTTAGTGCCGGCAAGATGCATTGTATCTTTTACAACTTGTTCATATCTTTCTGGCGTAACTGTTGATTTAATTTCATATGAATATTCTTGAATATAATCACTGTCTTGAATTTTCTTTTTACTATCGTAATATTCAAATTCATGCGTATCTGGATTTGTTCTATAGCCATTAATATGAGAATATTGGCTACTCCAGAAACCTGCAGTGATACCTTGCGAAGTAGCTCTTAATTCTGCTTTAGCGTGTCGCGTGCCTTCGTAATCTACTAAATAAACTGTTTCTTTGTCTACATATCCAAATCCAGAATCTCTTATTTCTGCAGCTGCAATTCTACCAGTTGAAAATTCTGTTTTTGATTCTACGACAGCGTTATTTGCAAACTGTAAAGAATTATAATCTCTTTCAATCGCAGTAATTGCATAATTATTTCCTTTATGCGTAATAGCATCGCTGCCACCAATTTTAAATCCATAATAAGAATATGGTAAAACATAAAGAATTTGTTTATCTTGATCAATATCAATAATCTTACCAGTTACACCTGTTGATGCTTGACTAATTTCATCTCCAATAGAAAAAGAAGCAGTAAAGTTTTCAACTAAAATAACTTGATTGTATCTATCGAAAGCAATCATTTGTTCGTCACGAACTATCGTAAATGTATCATTTACATAATCAGCACCAGGATTAATATTTGCAAACGATTTAATTGTACCGATATCAAACGGAGTTAAATCAAACACTTGGTTCATAGGAGTTGAAAGAGTAACAGGACTTGCAGATCCTGAAAATGTTCCAGTGGCAGGTGGATTAGCGTTAAAATCAGATGAGTTAAGTGGAACATTTGCAAACGGGGCAATTAAATCAGTAATTAGAGTTACCGTTTCAATATTTTCTAATTCTTCTACCTTGGCATCGGTATTTGCGCCAGTATTCGCGTATAAAGCTCCTGGTGAACTGCCATTTAATACAGATACTGTAAAAATATCACCGGTGTCTGAACCGGCATCATAGCGAGTAAGAGTAAAATTACCAGAAGGTCTATTAGTAGAAATAGGTCTACTAATATCAAAAGTGTCTCCTGGCTCCATTTTGACACCTACAGCAGATCTGTTTTGCCCAATCACTGTTCCT